ACCCTCTCCTCTGACATCAAGTCTGCCTGTGGTGTTTCTTATTTTTAGATCTGGATTGATGGCATAGAAATAATGATAGCCACCTCTTGGTGTTTTTTGTTTGAGTGTTGTTCTTGTGATCTGTCCTGATTCACAAAAGTCACAGGCCTCTTGCGTGTCTGCATCGAGCACCACAAAATTAATTCCTGTGACAGCTGCCCAATTACAGTTTGGAAATTGTAAGTACCATTGTTTGATTTCTTTTAAGTGTGCTTGCTTTTCAATATAGTTTGCCCACTTAACTCTTGGTGTCTTAGCCCAGCGCTTAACTAAAACATCATCGTCTTCATAAGGATGTCTTGTTTTGAAATAATCTGGTATGACATCTGTCTTGGATCCACAAGGTATTAAATGAAAGTTGTTCTCATAAAAAGAAACCAACATTTCTTTTCTCTTGTTGCCAAGAATCTCTTCTCCTTTTTTATTTAAATGTAATTCCAAGACTAACTCTCTTCTACTGCACCATAAATACTTTCCCAATCAAGAGCATGCCCGGTCATCTTGATTAATTTCTTGGCCTGGTTTACAGAGGGTTGTCTTGTGCTGTATCTCCACGATCTAATCGTAGACACTGAAACCTTGAGTTCTTTTGCAAGACTCTCTTCGCCACGTTTTTCTATGTAATCTTTTAGTTCCATCTCTCTCCTTATAAGGTGATGCGCTTCTATAAAAAAGGAGGACGTCAACCTCTTAGGGAGAAGACGAACGAAGCGCATCGAAGACAATCATAAGGGACATGATACAAAAAGTAAAGAAGATTGTTGACAAAGTTTTGATAATCATTATGATGGTATTTGTATTTGTTATTGGAGACAAACTTATGGAAGATCAAACTAAAGAACTCGTTGGCCTGTTAAAAGCAAAGAAAGTAAATCTTGCCAAACAAGCTGAGTTAAGAGAAGAATCAAAACAACTGGATGAAGCTATTGCTCAATGTCCTGAAGTTGTTGAGGTTACTAAATTATTATCAAACTCTGGTGGATCCAAAAGGGTGCAGCTTAACGGTTTGATACCCAAAGATTTAAGAGTGCAGTACAAGGTTACCAAGTCATGGGACCAAGACTACTTAAATGATTTATCAAAAGAACTACAAAACTTTCCATTTACTAAACAGTATGTGGAGGATTCTCGTGCAACCAAGAAACTTCAGGATGAAGATCCGAAAGCTTGGGAGTACATTGAGAAAGGTTTGACAACTAAGATTAATGAAAGGCCTTATGTCACATTCATTGATCCATTAAAAGGAGTAAGCGATGAGTAAGATAGGAGATTTCTTAATAGACGTTCAGTCTGATTCAGAATTTGTTATTGGTGGTTGCGAAAGCTTTGAGCAATTTTGCAGCAAGATGAAAAAAATAAATGCCATGTATATGCCAAGTTCATTGGTAGACATATGGGAAGAACACGTTGGTTCTCAGGAAGATCTAAACGTAAACCATTATATAAGGAGACCAAGGTGAGTCTATTGGATACCATTGAAACAGGCATCAAAGTGCCAGCAATAAAGATAAATGTAGCAGGAACTGATGGGATAGGTAAGACCACCTTCGCATCTAATGCACCTAGGCCTATATTTATTAAGACAGAAGAGGGCACAAACTTTTTAGATGTATCTTCTTTCAAACTATGCAAGTCATACGATGACATTGTTAAACAATTACAAACTCTTTATGAAGAGAAACATGATTACAAAACCGTGGTGTTTGATACCACTGATTGGGCTGAGAAACTTGTGCAACAAAAAGTTTGCGACATGCATTCGGTAAAGTCCATTGAGTCATTAGGTTTTGGTAAAGGTTACACAGAATCCGCTGAGTTATATAGGCGGATACTTAAAATGTTTGATTTGCTACTGGAGAAAAAGATGAATGTTATCTTGCTCTCTCATGTGGCTATCAGAACTTTCAATGATCCTGAGCGTGAGCCCTATGATCGTTGGGAGATGAGTCTACACAAGAAGGTATCATCGATGATCCGGGAATGGGTAGACTTCAACCTGTTTGCTAACTACGAGGTATCAACTCGTACTAGTGGCCAGGGTTTTAATGAAAAGACCAGAGCAGTGTCATATGGCAAGCGAAAGTTATTTCATAAATTCACCGCAGCCTTCGATGCTAAGAGTAGAGTTGACTTGGGTAACGCCCCATTGGATCTTGACTTCAACGCATTCATGACTGCTTTCAAAGAATCTTTAAAATCTAAAATGAAGGAGAAGAAAAATGTCGGATGATTTATTTAATCTAAACTTAACTGATGTCGAAGAAGACAGCGGTTCGATTGGGCCTATGCCTGCTGGAGACTATGAAATGGTTGCAGCATCATGGGAAAGTAAAAACAGTAAAGCCACAGGTCATAAGATGCTGAGTGTAACTTATGAAGTTGTGGGACCGAAGTATTCAGGTAGGAAAGTTTGGGAAAACTTTATGCTTGAAGGCAACGGACTAAACGTCTCTAAAGGGAAGCTTCGTAACTGGAGAAAAGCCATGAGCATGGATCCTGATATGGAAGCTTTCGGTTTGGAGGATCTTGAAAGCATGATGAGTGTCCCTTTCAATGCCAACCTTCGTATTGAAGAAGGCAGAGACAAGGGTGATGGTACGAAGTGGGAAGATAAGAATGTGATCGCTAAGTTTTTAGCTGGTGGTTCGTCTGCAACGTCTTCCCCTTCCCCAGCACCAGCACCAGCACCTAGCGGTGATGCTGAAGAAGATCCTTTTGACTGGGATAAGTAAACGATTTCTACCACGACATTGAAACAGGTCGACCTATTAAAAGGAGAGAGTGATGTTGTTGGTAGAATCCTCGAGCGAGTAACTAAAGCTATGAATGACCTGAACTTTGCTTTGGTTACTCCTCGCCTTTTTATTATAACTAAACCGGGAATAATATTCCCATCTTTTTTGGAGAAAAGAAATGCTGATAGACAAAAGAGAGGCCAACAACCTCGTTAATGTAATGGAATCTTTGTTAAATTCTTTGGACAAAACATTTGATAGTTTGCCAACTGACATCGACCAGAAAGTGAAAGATGCTAAACTAACTTTATTAAATGTGGAAAGAAAAAATGATAGAAAAAGAAAATTTATTAGATTCTTTAGATAAAAAAACTTGTGAACAAGTGATGCATGATTTACATATGTGCATTGATGATTGGTCTAGACAAGATCTAGATACCAAAGCAGCTGTAGTTACTCTTGCAAGATTCTGTGTTGAATTATCTTTTAAATTTTCACACACACCTTATGATGCTATGCAATTACTATCCACGGTAGTAATGGATAACATCGAATCTTATGAGCATGAAGAGTTAATGCAGCTTTTGATACAACCCCGTGATCAAAAGAAAGAGATTCATTGAAGCTTAGATACTACCAACGCAACGCTATAGATGCTCTTCACTCTTGGTTTGATACCAGGCCTGAAGACCCAACGCTTATTGCCTTACCAACAGCCGCTGGTAAAACCATTATATTTTCACACTTCATTAAAGAAGTCTTTAACAAAAACCCCAAGGCCAGGTTTCTTATCATGGCTCATAGAAAAGAGTTGGTTGCCCAAGCTGAAAACAAACTAAAGTCTGTGTGGCCAGATGCCCCGGTGGGTGTACTCGCTGCTGGTATGAAACGCTTTCAGCACAATGCACAGATTCTAGTTGCCAGTCGCGATACCTTGGCCTCGCCCAAGAGATTAGAAAAGGTTGGCAAGTTTGACTACATGATTATTGATGAGGCACACAATGTGCCACCTAGTTCTCTGACTCGCTACAAGAAGATCATTGACACCCTATCAGAACGCCAGTCCATGAAGGTCATGGGTTGCACTGCAACTCCTTATCGCATGGGTCAGGGCTACATCTATGGCAAGCGTAAAGATCATTTCTTTAAAGGTCTTGCCTACAGTGTATCGATACCAGAGTTAATACAAGCAGGTTACTTGTGCCGATTGTCTGCCTTTGCTGTCAACGACAATGCCATCATTGATGCTGGCAAAGTTAGTTTGAAGTTCAAAGGTGGAGACTTCCGGGAAAAAGAATTAGAAGACATAGCCATGGTGGATGAAACCATCATCGAAGTTATAAGTGATTGGATTGATAATGCCTACACAAAAGGCAGAACAGCCTCGGTGTTCTTCTGTGTTTCTGTTCTCCATGCTCAGAAGATGACTCAGTATTTACAGCAACATGGTATTAGTGCTGCTGTGGTTACAGGGGAGACGCCCAACCAAGAACGAGATAAGATTCTTGCAGACTTTGAGTCTGGTAAGATTCATGCTCTCTGCAATGTTGGGGTTTTAACCGAAGGCTGGGACGCCCCGCGAACAGATTGTATAGCATTGCTTAGGCCAACGCAAAGCATTGGATTGTATGTGCAGATGTGTGGTCGTGGCATGCGATTGCATGATGACAAAGAGAACTGTTTGCTGCTTGACTACGGTGAGAACGTAGCTAGGCATGGCTGTCTAGATGAAGTAGAACCTGGCGAAAGTCTTCCCGGAAGATACAAGCCTAAGATTTGTGCAAGCTGTAATGCTATCAACTCACCTTCTGCTAAAGAATGTATTGAGTGCGGCCAGGTGTTTGAGTCAACACAATCAAAAGTTCTCTGGACCAAGAAGGAAAGGGAAGTAGCAAGGCGTACCAAGGCTGAGAGACAAGCTGTCTTATCAGATGAAAGGAAAGCATCAGTCCCTAAAAACAAACCCATCACGGATATCTATGCATCTGTGGTCAAGTCTAAAAATGGCAGTGAGTATTGTCAGGTAGTCTTTACAGTGAAGGATGAGTTCTTTCCTAAGAAGATGCCACTTATGTTTGGCCATCCCACTGCACATAAAATGGCAGTGCGTAAGTGGAAGAAGATTACAACCAAGTGGGGATCACCAAGCCAACCATGGATGGCCGCTGAATTAATTAACAGCGGTGCATTTGATACAATCTCTGAGATCATTGTGCAAAAGCAAGGTAAGTATGAGAACGTTGTTGGGATTAAAACTAAACAAAACGAGGACATAGATCTATGAAAGATATAAACCATTTGTTAGATGATGTTGAACTACAACAAAAGAGACACCAAAGATTTTATCTAGGTATCAGTCAGATAGGTAATCCTAATCAGCGTTTACTTTGGATGCGTTGGCGCTGGCTTATGCCTGACGATATGCCTGCTAGAGTCTTGAGACTTCTTGATCTAGGCAACGTGGTTGAGGATGATCTTATCAAGAAGCTTAGAAAGATTCCCGGTGCTCAGATATTTGATGTTGCCTCTAATGGTAAACAGTTTGAGACACAGACATTGGGAGGCCACGTCAAAGGCCACATCGATGGCGTAGGGCAAAACTTTCCGGGGATTGATACCAAAGATCCATTCTTGTTAGAGTTCAAGACAGCCAACGACAATCGCTTCAACAACCTATTAAAACTTGGTAGTTATTGTGATTGGTCAGAAGAGTATGCTGCCCAGTTACATTTATACATGGGCTTGTTTAAGTTTGATCGATGCATTGCAATTGTTTATAACAAAAATAACTCAGACTTATATACAGAAATCATTCAGTATGATAGTGATGCTTTTGATTCTTTAATAGAAAAAGCAAAAAGTATTTTACTAGCAGAAGCACCACCAGATAACTACATACCAGAAACAGATTACCGAATCAAAAGTTATATGACACCAGGCCAACAAGCCTGTTACCTAAGTAGAGCACTGCCACCTAAAATACATTGCAGATCTTGTAGGTTTGCTAAGGTTGACATTGAGAAAGGAGATGCTCATTGGCATTGCACTCAGCACGATAGAAAGATTAGCGAGGACAGACAAACCAAGGGTTGTTCAAGACATAACTTTATACCTGAGTTGATACCAGCTCATGTCATGGAAAAGGATGACGATATGGTTTTGTATGAGAAGGACAAGATTAGATTTGTTAACGTGGCTGAGAACCTTAACACGCCGGGCGAAAACTTTTTTTCTAGCAAAGAATTAATTGAAGTTGTCAACAGTGGGTTTCCAGAAGAGATCTTGGAGACTTGCGATAAAGTTAAAAATTTATTTAATGGTGCATCTATTACACAAATTAGGCCATGGATTGAAACCAGGCCATCAACTTAATGCAAATCAAACTACCTTTGGATGTTTACTATTCAAAGAAAAAAAAATTTATTCTGAACTTAAACAACTACAGGAACGCACACTACAGAGTTTTATCTACAGCAAAAAAAATATACTCAGAAGATCTTGTAGAAAAGATACAAGACTTGCCTAAATTTATTGAGCCAGTTAGATTAACATACACCTACTATGCTAGAAGCAACAGAAGGCTTGACATAAGCAACCCATGTTCAGTCATAGATAAGTTTGCTTGTGACGCTTTGGTTAAAGCTGGGATCATACAAGACGATGACTTCAAACAAGTAAAAGAAGTGGTCTATAAGTTTGGTGGAGTAGACAAAGACGATCCAAGATGTGAGCTGGTTATTGATATATTCTAGGGTGTGCCTAGTATTTTGTTTATCTCTTCTTCTCTTAATACATCCGCTGCTCTTCTAACTGGCGGAGCAACTGATTGCTTGCGTGGATCTTCGAATTGTCCTTGAAGGCTCTGCCCTGTTAAATCTAATCTAGCGCCTAAAAGTTCTGAAACAGGAACATCTTGAGCAGCTTTAATTTCTGTCCCTCTTCTAGCAAAAGATAAAACATCTGGATCTATTTCGCTAGGTTTAAATATTCCCATCATAACCTTATCTCTGTTTGCTACTTTTGCAACTTTTAACTGTTGTTTAATTTCATAATCTGAAAGACCCAGTGTTCTTGCATCTTCAATTGCGGTATAAAGATCTCTTAATGAATTATATCTATTTTTGTTCGTATTAATATAACCCTTTATAAAAGCCTCTGAGTCTCTTTCACTATTTGATCTAAGAAGTCTATTAAACTCATTGGTTGTTTCTCTAATAGCTCTTTTAGATTCTGCTGCTTTATAATACAAAGATTTTTTTAACTGCGGCCTTACAGTTTTAACCCCAGTAAAAGCTGCTGTTAAAGTTTCAGCTACATCAATTGGTCTTCCTTTTGGACTAATTAAATCTTTTTCTCCTGTTGCAAGAGACGCTACAGCAGTAATAAAATCTTTTTGAACAAGTTGAGTACCTTCTGCATCTTTTTGAATTGTAACAGGCAGTGCTGTTGGGGCTATCGCATTAAAAACATGTATAGCTTGTTTAAGGCTTTTGTCTCCAAGTGTATCTGATTCGTTGTAAATAATTTTACCAGTATCTGTTCTTCCTTGCCTTGCTTCTAAAACAGCGTTAAAACCAAGACTTGGAGCCACAAATGGATCTGCCATTTCTCCTATTGCATCTGTTGTCGCATTGGCTACTATATTCATAAGACTGGCTTCATTTCT